GTTGCCCACTTAGTAGCCGTAGCTGCATTACCGGAGCAAGTGGCGGCTGTAGCAGCCGAAGGCACTGTCCCTGATACAGCAATCGTTACAGCGTCATTTGTGGCATCCGGTGTAAGAGTAATGTTTGTCCCCGCTGTCAACGTCAACGTGTCGGTCGCCGAATCCGCTTGAATGGTTGTGGTACCCACCACCACATTGCCGAAGGCATTTTGGTTAACCTGGGCACCGGTGGCTATGCCGTCCATCTTAGTTTTATCGACAGCACTCATAAATCCAGCGGTTGACGTTGTAGCCGCCGAGTGATTATGGCTTGCTGTGGCAAAGGCATTTGCCTCATACCCATCCAATAGGTCAGCGTTTAAATTTGTATTTACGATTCCATTGGATTTTGGAATATTTCCGCTGGCGTTGCCCGCCGGCAGGCCAGCCAAACTTCCTGCATCGACGATTTGATCTTCCTTTAATGCCCGAAAATTTTCGCGAATGTCCGTCGGACCTGCCGCGATATACTCATCATCCATAGGTAGTTTGCTATTGTATGACATATAAATCACCCCACAAAATATTTAATATCCTCTAATCAGTAAATCTACCGTTCCACCAATATCATTACTTAAATAATCTTTAACCTTAAGAGTTACACTGGATGTCGTTTTAGAGATTACCTGCGCATGTAAGTTCTCCCCAACCGCTGTTGGAGTAACCACCGGAATCGTGTAAAAAATCTGCCCATATTGTATCGTAGTTCCGCCAGCGGCTATAGTAGCCGTTAAGCTTAAGTCCGTATCCGGCACATCCACCGAAATGGTAAAATGATTAACCTCCGGCGTTTTGGTCGTATCCGTCGTAGCCAATACCGCCCGAAACTCCAGATAGCGGAAGGTTGCCTGCACAGCCTTAAAGTCCTGCCAATCTGTAAATGTGCTGTTATCCAGGCTTGTTCTATATTGCAGCGTAGCCGAAGTCTCAGACACTAAGAGCACTGTCGAAACGAAATAAGCCGTTATATTCGCTGTGATAATCTGGCCGATATCGATCTGCTCACAGGTATATGTGCCGGAAGAATCATACACCGAACCATCCATCGCTAACTTAAGAACAGTTGCTCCACCAATTTCACTAAATTTCGTCGTTGGATAATCACTAAATTTGCCGCCTAGATTACTAAATTTGTACTGCGACGTACCAAAAACCGTATTGGTATGTGTTCCAGACTGCAGTAAAAGTTCATCGAAGGATTCGATCACATTCCTTGCCGGAAGATCACTCACTATCACACTGCCACTGATGGCTGATGAGCTATAAAACCCGCTTTTATTAATTGCTTTAATGTGATATTGGTACTTCCGTTCGGTGTCAACTATATACTTATACCCCGTTGTCGTCTGCCCCGTTACCACCAATGAACCAATGCTAAAGTTTGATCCTTCCCGTATTTCATAACTTACCACGTCGGCCTCAGTCGCTTTATCCCAGTACAATTCTACATACTCACCATTTTGGTACACCCGAAAATTTGATACTGCTGCCGGCTCTACCGTACAATAAAGGGTTGCTGTAGTTTCTTCGGAATAAAATTTGGCAGCGTTCATTGTTTTTATGAGTATTTTTATCGATCCACTTGCGCTCAAAGTGTATTTACAGCTTGTTTCTTGGGTTGTAATAATTTGCGTTGCATCATCCCAAGAAGAACCCACCCGCACGTCATAATAGGCTAGATCACTCTCCAAGATACCTATCCATGATATGTTCAGTACCGATTTATCAGTGGACGACTGGGACAAAACGATGCCCGTTACCGGGTCTGGATTAAGGGTAAATATACAGTTGACTTCTGCGGGATACTGACTCTCCTTTCCGGCCACTGTAACCGCTTTAATTAAAAATGATTGTTCTGTCTCCGTTGTTATCGTTGTTTCAAATGTTGTACCAGCTACCCGACTGCCTAAGATCTCAGCAGTTTCCCATGCCGTCCCGAGCTTGATAATGTAGTACGATACGTCCAGCTCTATGGGAGTATCCCAGGTCAAAATGACCTTGGTTCGGTCGGTCGTAGATTGGCTGACAGCAAATCCGGTAACATCTATCGCCGAAATTGTCATGGTAATACTGCAGCTTGTAGTTTTGGAATAATATCCGGCTGTACTTATCGACTGCACGGCAAACGTATACGTGGTATTTTCACTTGCCTCATAACTGTAGGTCAGCTCCTTTGTGATATAGGTACTGTCACCTACCGTTACTTTATACCCGGCAATATCCTCCCCGCTTACCGCGTCCCAGGTTACTATGACGATACTTTTATCTTTTGTGCTTTGGATGGCTACAAGGTTGGTAATGGCATCCGGCTTTAAGACTACTTGGAACGCCTCTTCGTCTACCGATGTACTGTAATATCCGCCGGAATTTACCGCCTTGATAAAGAAATACGTATAGGCTTCTGTGGTTTGTTGGTAACTAAAACTGGTGGCTTTCAGCTGGGTGGCAATCACAGTTGCTGAATCCCAGCTGTCTTCGGTTCCCATTCGGATTTCGTAGTGGGATAGACTGGTATCGACTATTGCCCTCCAGGACATGTCTACATAACTGCGGTCGGAGGATCGCTGACTCACAACAAAGTCTTGAACATTGGTCGGCTCTACCGTTACCTGTATGGTTACTGCAGCCGCCGTCTTGGACTCATTGCCCGAGTTATCCACGGCCGTAACGGAGAAGGTGTGTCCACGGCTTTTCGTCGCGGCATAGGTATAGGTCGTAATCTGAGCCAGGTTTTCAACAATCGTCGCACCTTCCCGGATTCGATACCCGGCTAGGTCAATATCTTCTACCGCCGACCATGATAGGTTAATTTTCGTTGAGTCCGTAACGTCAACCGAGGCAGATATGCTGGCAACATTCGATGGAGGAAGGTCTTTTCCAGTAACGTAGAGAGACGTTTTTACTCCGCCAGATACAAGGCCAAGGTCATTAATGGTACAAACCTTTACCAAATAGGTAGTTCCTGTTTTTACGCCAACGATGGAAGTACTCAGCGTCGTTATTCCGCTGCACCATTGCGTCCATGTCGTACCATTGTCTGCGCTATACAAAACTTTATAGCCTCTAATCGCCGTAGTCGTGCGCGGGATGCTCCAGGCGATATTGATATCGGAAACCATGGTGCCATCTTTCTGCCGGTAGGTTTCCTCGCCAACGCTCATACTGCTAACCTCAAGCAGGGTATTCAGTTCACTGTAATTAATCTCCGGAATATCCGCTGCCTCAATGTATACTTCTTCGATATATTCAAGGCAAGTAATTTTGCGCCTTAGATCCTGATCCCGGCTAATATTGAGCACTCTAAAAGGTTTAACAACTTTGCTCGTTTCGCCGAAACTGTAGAGATCCCATTTTAGTGGAACTGTAGACAGCTCACTGCTAAGGGTGATAGTATCCGTAATGGTTTCCTCCGTTACTCCCTGCACGCCGACGGTTACAATACTTTGGACGTCTTGGCTCGTCGTTGCCGCCAGATTGGTAATTTGAATTGCCACAGCATAGGATTTGTACGGTTCAAGCGTTACCTCGCGGTCCAGCTGCACCGTCGTGGCCGTTGCGGTAAGCAGGCGTCCAGACAACCCCCACTGCGGCACATCATGGGCCAGCAAAACAACATCGTTAATCTGGCAGGCGATTGCATCAATATCCGCGCTGTGTTCCACCGTCCGCACCATGTATTGATTGAGCCGCAGGCGGTATTTGGCTTCCCGGTATGCCTGTTTCACAGTAGTAACGCCATCCAAGGTAATCTGAGTGATGTTGGGTTCGGTCGACTCATCATAATCGTCGGCGTAAACCGTGATAACTTCCTTCTCATAGGCTTTATCTTTGTTAGGGAAAGAAACTTCAATCGCATTGGCCCGGTCTTTCAGACTGACGAAGGTTTCCTTAAATTTATCGGTAATAATATTGCCCACCGTGAACAGCTGCACGGGATCGCCGGGAGCATCGCAGACACTGCCGAATTTGGTACCCCGCATGATGACCTTGCCACGGCCGACGCCTTCCGGTTTCTGCAGCAACGTCCAAAGATCGTTCGCAGTATCAAAAATATAGTTGAAGGTAAGGCTGTAATCATCACAAAATGCCGCCCATCTGACGAAATCCTGATACACCGCCCGCGCCGCCGGAGCGCCTTGGACCACAAACTGGTAGCTGCCGGTGTGGATATTTTTAATCTGCCGGCAGCGATGAATCATATCATAGGCCGCCCAGGCCGGATTCGCAGCCGGCTTTTGTTCATATTTACTTGTTTCAGCGTTCCACACCCAAACCTTCTCACGGGTCTGCAGCCAGGTTATAATCGGCGTGCTTCCGCTCAGCTGGCTGGTTGCCAGCGCCTTGATGCCAATAAGCACCTTGCCAGGACGGGCAAAATCATCATACATGATGCTTGACAATTGCGTCCAATACACGTGGGTGGAGTACCGGGTACTAGTACCACTTTTCGCTGTACACTGGGCTCTTACCTCATATTGAGCGGGAGTAAGATGATCCAAGCGATAGGTACGGAAGAAAGCAGTATTTTTCGCTGCCGTAATTGTGGCAGTGCTAAAATCGATCCAGCTTGTATCACCGACTTTGCGGTACTGCACTTTTACCGTAACAGAAGCATTTCCCAGGCTGCCATTATCCTTGGCATAATATAGACCGTAGGGAAACTGCAGTGTGATTTCCAGGCCTTCGACTGCATTCCCCTCAGTTTGCTGCGTGGCCCAGGTGTTGTCGGTATTCAGTTCATAGGCTAAAGACTGATCGTCATAGGTATCGTTAAAATTGGTGATCGCTTTTTGATCGTTGACCCCCAACCGGGTTTCGACGATTACGTCTTTGTAGTAGGAAATAGGATTGTCGTTAATCCGAATATCGCTGATACTATCAATCGGCCCTTCGCCCCCGCACAGCAGGATATTCAGATACTGGTCTTCATCGTTACTTGATATATGCTGCGCCAGCACCTGACCCGCTGTCCGCATGGTGCCATACGTAACGGCCAGGGCATTGCCCTGGCCGGTCTGGGACTGGGCGTTGCTCCAGTTGTAAGATGATTGGGTTTGAACCTGATCTGCTTTGGCCGCCGGAAACCAGTGGTTAATTAGGGTGCCGCCAACAGCAGTAATAGCACCGGCAGCCATGCTCCCCCAGAACTTTGCTGCGTCAAAAGCTTTACTAAAAACTGAGGTACTGCCAATCCAAGAGGTTAATGCTATCGAAAAAATAGTTCTAAACCAGCTCCGGCCGCTTTTGCCGACAACCGGACAAATGGCCAGCCAGTCACCATTATTTACTAGCTGCGCTTTCACATCTTCCACAACATTACCATTAATGCTGATAATATAGTCCTCTAGGCCCATAACATAAGGCTGAACATACTCATACGCCGTTTTACTGGGGATATATTCGCAAACATGGACTTCTTTGTCACTGTTATTGAACGGGTTTTTCAGAATCGTTATTGTAATCATGCTATCACCTCCGGTACATAAAATCCTTCAATGCGTTTTGCCCAGGCAGGGCTATCAACACGGTCAATGTTGACACCAACTCCCTTGCGGGTATGAATAAACCGGCCATGGCCGATGTGGACCCCAGTATGGTCACAGTACACGGCAAAGCGGATAACAAGCAGCGCAGGGATGGGGATTTCTCCTTCACATCTGCGCCAAAATTGTTTTTGCTTATTCACTTTACTATGAATCAAACTGGCCTCTTCACAGGATATTTTATAATTGGGCAGTTCCACCCCGTAACGCCGGAAGACTTCCGTAGACAGTCCCCAGCAATCCAGACCAGTGGTTGGGTCCCGCCCGCCGTCAACAAACGGCAGGCCGATGAGGTCAGTAAATGTTATATTTGTTGTATTCATGCTAGGCATACAGTCCTCCTTCCGGGATACTGGGCTCGCCGCCGTAACGGATCGAATTACCCCGGTCGCGGCAGGACTGCAGCGTGCCGTCGCACGCTGCAAGCACCCCGTTATACCCGCACTCGATTCCCTTATACTGATCGCGCCAGGCACAGAAACTCTTCAGCACCCGCCGGGGAGGAAAACGTCGTTGAATCGATATTTCACAGCCAAGATAAAAGGTAATCCATTTGCTGTCACAGGTTGTTGACTGCACGGTAAATATTTCTTCCAACTCGGGCATAGGATTGTCCAGATGCTGGGAATGAACTACCCGCAGTGTTACCGTCGTACCAGTCAAGCCGTTATTATCCTCTACATACGCCTGGACCGTTTGCGTGATGTTCGAAATCTGTAGTGGTACGGACTGCGGTCTGCCCTTGTTATCCTCGGTGATGTCGCCAAGCTTAAAATTAAACGCGGTCCAGGTATAGCCATTCCAGATGATGTCCTCATTATTGCGCACCAGTCGCATAGGTTCCTCAGAATCCGGGATGGCGACTTCTACCAACAAAAGCCACACACCCTCACTGGAAAGCTGACTTTTCTCAAGCATACCGGCAACTGATAAATTCAGCATATTACACCTCCTGGATTGTTATGCTGCCGGAATAGTAACCCGGCGCT